TCCCGCCAAGAGAAAAGCTGCACAAACTTGCCTTAAGAAATTATGTTCCACGGTTTATTCCACGGAGCGTAGCATTTTTACCTATTCTTGTTTTCAGAAAGTAGAGAAAACATTGCACGCCAGCATTAACGATTACCCTTCAGGCAAGAGACCACGGAATATTTCCGGGGTTTCTAGATGGGCTAACGTGCTGTATGGTGCATGGTTTTACCATTATTCTTGTTGTATGAAAGCTGTGTGGCACACAAATAATTTTGTGTACTACGCCAGCGGCCGCACACCTGGACAATTAAACACTTGGTTCAACAACAGTTTGGATCTTATACAAGACAGAGTAATAATATGCACTGATTTTTCAACGTATGACCTCACACAAGGCCCACATGTCATCAAAAAAGAAAACATGTGGTATGCTAAGCTTGGATTTTTGAATTTTTTTTTCAAAAGGTAACCAAGACTGTGCTGGTTTTCATTCTAGAGCACTTGCTATCAAGTACTTGAAAAGTAAAATCAAATCAAGGATGGAATGGTCAGGCCTCACTGACACAAAACAAAGAAGAACACTCGTTCGCTGCTTAATTGCTGGACTCCGAAAATCTGGAGATCCTGACACATCTAGCGGCAATTCCAGAACCACCGCAATGGTTATCATCTATGCACTAAGAACTTTAGGTTTTTCGAACTCCCAAATACGTTTGGCTGTTCTCGGTGATGATTCCATTTGTATGTTATCAGGCAAAAAACTTGCCGCAATTGGACTTTCTATGGAAGACCTTAAACATGCAGTCTGCAAGGTTTTAACGTCCCTTGGTTTTCAAACCAAAATGTTAGTTACACGTAACATGGAAAACGCAGAGTTTTTATCCTCCTACTTCATACCTACAATGAAAGGATATAGAATTGGTAAAAAACCAGCACGAGCACTACTTAAAATAGGTGCAATGATCCGCAAACAAGGCAGATCAAAGTCTGAATACCTCCAGTGCCTCAAAGGCACTCTTATATCCTATCTACCTACATCCAACCATGTACCCTTTCTCCGAGTTTATCTCAGAGTTGTGTTGCAGCACCTCACGCACGTTGAAGCCCGCTATGACCACATCGGGTATAAAAGCTTGCTCAAACAGACAA